ACCACACTTTTTATTAAAGAAAGTATAGACCTGGGAGATACCCAGCTAAAAGAGATAATAAGCAAATACACAATACAACAGATCGGAAACGAAACAAGAGCCATAAAGGTGGCTCAGGGAGGTTTCTATGGCGTATAACGGAACAATAACATTCAAGGGAACGTCTTCAGGGGCGTTCCCTTTAACTATTACAGAACCGCCTCAGGTTATTCACTCGGCGCTGATAACGGAAGAGTATCAGATCCCAGGCAGGGACGGAGTCTTATATGGATCGAATCCATATCGAGGAAGCGCTCAGATCAGCGTCAAGATGGCGCTAAAAACCAGCCAGGCAATCACAAACAACGTCTCAGCCTATAAAACGGCATACAGACAGGTGATGCAGTGGCTTCAGGGCACAGGCAATCTTGTGATAGGAGACTCACAGGATTCGTTTTATGAGGTTCAAAAGATAGAGATAACGACTGATCAGCGAATCGTGCTGCAATATGGTGAGCTTGAGGTTTTATTCACAGTTTACCCTTTTGAGTTCCTGAATACAGGAAACACAGCGGTCAGTAGTTACAGCTCACTAGCTAACGATGGAGACGAGTGTGCGCCTCTTTATAGGATCACAGGCACAGGAAGCGGCTCACTCACAGTTAACGGCCACACAATGACATTCTCGGCCAATACTGGGGAGCTATACATCGATATCAGAAGAAAAATCGCGTATAACGCAAACAATGTTAATCAGAATAGCGTGATAAGTGGAGACTATGATGACATGAGGCTTCAGCATGGAACCAACTCGATCAGTGTATCGGGAGGAAGCCTCAAGGTTTATCCAAAATGGGGATTTAAGATATGATTTGTATTTTTTCACAAAATAATACTAATTATGAGGCGAATGGCGATGCAGTGCTGGAACCTATCTCATGCAATCTTGAGATCACGATCAACGGAGCATGGTCCCTCACTCTTGAGCATCCATATGATCCTGAGGGCAAATATAAATATATAGTTGAGGGAGCGGTCATTCGAGCAGATATCCGATGCATCAGAGAACTGACAGGCATCCGCCAGCGCTTCCGTATATATGATTATAAGAAGGGGCTTCATGGCGTGACAGCGATTGCGTTTCCTGTGGCTATGGAAGCAACATACGATGCGCCCGTCAAAAACCTTGTTATTGAAAACAAGACTGGAATCCAGGCAATGTCTGACATTCAGCGATTCACTGATAAATATACGCTCGCGACAGATATTACCAGGACTGCAACGAGCAGTTTTGGAAATACAAATGTAAACAGCATTATTGCAAGCGGTTCAAGTAACTGTTTTATCAAGGTTTGGGGCGGCGAGATCTTATACGATAATCTAACATTTAACGTTAAGAACAGGATCGGAGACACTGAGGCAGGCGATCATCAGATAACATATGGCCGAAATCTCACCGATATCACATACACAAAGGACGATTCGGGTCTTGTCACCAGACTGTATCCAATCAGCAATGATGGAATCCGCCTGCATGGAACGACTGCTGGTGAGGAATATGTTGATTCTCCAAAAATATCCGATTATCCGATTGTTCATAGTAAGTACATACAGGCTCCTTATAACCTCATTGATACTGATTTTTCAAATGGAGCTAGCGAAACAAAAGATCAGACCAGGGCTTCGGGAACAGCCGTTTACAACTCAGCAAGAACTTTAACTCAAGCGGCATATAATACTGCTTTAGCTGCAGGGTATGAACCGGAATATATCAAGGAAAATCGGAATAGCTTAATTGACATCGTTACTAATCATGCTCTAGGACTTGTGTGGAGTACAAGTTTATATAATTATTTCTCAAAAGTAATTGAAAACGCCATGAGGTTCCTAGAAGAACTGGAACAGCCAGCATGGGACTGGATGGGTTCTTGGGAAGATGGTTGGAAATACGGAAATGAAAGCGGCTATGCAGTGAGCAGATATGTCAAAATAGGCAAAACATGGTCATATTTCAACGCGGAAGGCTACTGGGAAGAACCAAAGGACGACAGTGGAACATGGGACTGGTATCAGGCCCAGGCAGACACTGGTCGAAGATATGGCAATTTTACGCATTATTACGCTCATAATGAATATGTATATATAACTATGAGTGGGACATTGACCAAGTATTACTTCGATGCAGACGGATGGTACGACGACAGTAAAACGGATGAGTCAACTTGGGACTGGCGAGGCTCAGGCACTGCCGAAGATCCTTACTGGTTCGGTGAATCCGATGCTACTTCAGAAGATACAAATAAATATGCGCATGACTGCTGGCTCTTTATAGATGGATCACTGTATTTCTTCGATCATTTTGGCTATTATACACCAGGCAATAAATTCGCGGATTACCAGTGGGACTGGGTTGAGACTTCGGATGGCTTCTGGTTTGGAAATGCTATCGATCAGACATATGGAGCGGTATATCTCAAGAGTCAGTGGACAAAGATAAATGGTGACTGGATATACTTCGATTCAAACGGATATGCCATTCAAGCAAATGCAAGTCTGAACAATCTTGCCGAACTTTTTTGGGCGGAAACAACCGACCTTCAGACAGTTGTTGAGGCACAGAAGGAACTCCTTGTAAACCTATTGGATTCGCTTATGATTCAGTACGCAAACAGTCAATTCAACTCGGGAATTGATATTCCAGCCGTAACAATTACCGTTGATATGGCAGACCTCAGCAAGACAACTGAATATGAGGGGTTTGAAAACCTGGAATCAGTAAAGCTCGGCGATGCGGTCATATGTACCGATAATGAACATAATATCTCGATGACATCACGAGTTGTCGGTTTGACTTATGACTGCATAAGAGATTATAACTCGACGGTTGTCATCGGTAAGGCTGGCGCTTCAATATCTTCAATTGTTGGAAATGCAAATGGTGAACCTGTATCAGGTGGCTTTGACACAACAGCCATTGAGACACAGATTGCAGCTCTTCAGGGCAAGGTTGGCGATATCTTCATGAATGACGTCTCGATCGTTTCCAACGGCGTTGGCCGATTTGCAATCCAGGCAGGCGATAACATATCAATCTCCAGGAGCGGAAATGATCTGACGATAAGCGCCCAGGTCGGAGGCGGAACAGGAAATGTCAGCCTTTATCATGGCATATATGATCCAGACAGTTCCATCGGTCAGGATAATGACATATATTTGAAAATGACTCCTGGTCCTTCTGGCATCAAGGGACTGATTGTTCAGGGAAATGGTGGAGCGGCATTCAAAAACCTCAGTCTGTCTCCTGATACAACAAACAAGATTCAAAATGTTGATATAACATTTATTGATTCATGGGAATATCATTCTTATGCAATCTTTACTCATTCAGGCATAACAATGACAGCTGGTAAAAAATATCGAATGAGTTTCACAATGGCGCCTCAGGATACACCGTCATTGTATGATACTGATGAATTATATGGAATAACTGTCCAGACTGGAAGAAATTTCATTGATGGAAGAAACATCTCAGGAATCGTCAAAAATGGCGCTCTGGGGTATTATCCTGACACATATTATGGCACCTTTTATTATCAGAGCTTTTTCGAGGATGCAGCTTCTCACACATACACGTTCGATTTTACTGCACAGGGTTCAACTCTTTATTTCGGTTTGTATGGTGACAGAGTAAGTATCAATGATCTTCAAATGGCAGTGACAGGATGGACATTAATGGAACTGGGCGAAGGTGATGAGATAATTGATGTATATTACAAACTAGATAACGAATGGATTCCATATGAGGGCAAAGATTATCTCAAAGAAACAAATAAACCTCAGATCAATGGAGTGGAGCTGACAGGCAACAAGACTTCCAGTGATCTTCACATCAGTGAAGTCACAGCAAATGGCAGCGGAACAGCGTCCGAGGATCTGACAAAGCTCGAAGTTGGTTCAACAATATACAACGTGCAGAACCTTCCTCTGACAGTTCAGGATGGAAAATTATGCATAATCTATGAAAACGGACAATAAGGAGGTTATAATCATGTCAGAAGTAACATCACCAATATTGACAGATGCGACTGGTCAGGAAATAGTTTCAAAACTCGATACACTTTTAACCAAAATGGACAACCTTGCAGCGGCGTTTCAACCGAATGCCTCTGGCATTGTTTATAGCAATACAACATCCGGCTTGACAGGCGATGATGTCCAGGAAGCAATAGACGAAGTGGCAGGAGATGTTAGTCAGATAAATGCTAGTTTAAATGATTACATTAAGGTTAAGTATTTTACCGTTCAGCAAAGTGCTTTAACTAAGGATATGGATTTATCCTCATATATTAGTCTTGATAGTGGTTATAAGTTTCTTTGCTACCAAACACTTGCATTATCTGTCGGATGGGTTGCATCTAATCCGATATTTGTTTCAACACCAACATCCCCTACAGGTAAACCTTGGTGGGTTTCAGCACTTACAATAAGTGGTAATGTTCAATTTTTCTATTTTGAAATAAAAGATGTATAAATGCTAGATTTTAACTGATTAATTAAACTTTTTAGGTACATATCCTATTATCAACCACTGTCTATCACTGTTTGCTAAGTCACTAACATTTGGAAAATCACTCTTTGCATACTCTAATCTAATTGTATAAGTAGCTGATGCATCATCTTCTTCTGCTACAAATAGAGGCATTTTCCACTTTGAGTTTTTAACATATATACTAACAATATCATAATCCGATTTTGATATGTCGGAAGTGTATGAGTGATAATAATATGCACCATTTTGATAAGATGATGGAGAGTTATTCCATGTTATATACCTAATAACATAGTTAACTAAACTAGCATTTATCTGACTAACTAAAAATTAAAAAAAGCTGTTGAAAACTTAGGAGATTAAAATGAGCGAATTATGGAATTATATCAGCATCGCATGCGTAATCATAACAACGCTGGGCGGAGCTGGCGCAATTGTTGTTTCGGTGATCAAGTGGTTCCGATCGCCTGACATGAAAAGGGACGAAGAATTGGAAAAACATAATAAATTGCTAGACAATGACAACAAGAGAATAAAAGACCTCGAAGCTAGACAGGCCGAAGTGGAAGAAGCGCAAAAGGTCCTTATGAGATCAATGCTTGCATTAATGAGTCATGCTATTGATGGAAATCACACCGATGATCTGAAGGAAGCAAGGGACAATTTGCAAGAATATTTAATTAGGAGGTAACGCCATGAAATTACCAGATAAACTATATAATGTTTTAAAATGGATCTGTTTGATAGCACTGCCAGCCTTGGCAGTGTTTTATTTTACCCTGGCAAAAATCTGGGGGCTTCCTTATGAGGCAGAGATTCCTGCGACAATCAATGCTGTCGCTGTTCTGATCGGCGCTCTGATAGGAATCTCTCAAATCACAATCAACAAGGAGGGCGGAATCATTGAAAAGAAGTAGAGTTGTATCAATTGTCAATAATCTAGTAGGTAGCCAGGGACATCAGAAGGTCCTGGAAGTCTACAACAAACAGAATCCTCTTCCGAGAGGCTACAAGCTCCAGGCAAAAGACTCCTGGTGTGCCGCCACTGTAACGGCGGTTTTTTTAATGGCTGGAAAATGTGATTTTGCAGAATGCAGTTGTTTGATGATGATCTACAAGGCGAAAAAACTTGGAATCTGGGTCGAGGATGATGCATATATTCCAAAGCCTGGCGATGTGATCATGTATGACTGGCAGGATGCTATTCTGGGAAATGATCAGGGCACTCCTGATCACACTGGAATCGTTATTGGATGCGATGGGGAAAATATAACCGTCCGAGAAGGCAACAAGAGCAATAACATGGGCAACAGGACGGTCAAGGTTAACGGCAAATATATCAGAGGATTTATAACACCAGTATTTGAAGAGGAGGACGAGGACATGGGAATGCCACAGATCAAAAAAGGAGACAAGGGAAAAGCTGTCGCAATCTGGCAGTTGATTGCTGATGCTCACCCTGATGGAATATTTGAAGACAATACCCTGGAAGCAACAAAGATCTTCCAGAAGAATCACGGCCTAACGGTTGACGGAATAGTCGGACCGAAGACATGGGCCGAAGGATTCAAGTCAATATAGCCCTCTTACTATTCTACACCCCAACATAGAGCCCTTGGAGTCCACCCTGCTCCTTGGGCTCATTTTTTAGTTGACATCATGCAATCAGACGTTATATGCTATTTTGACGTAAGAGCATGATAAAAAAGGGAAATAAAAAGGGAAATAAACGGATAAAAACGGCATATTTGAAACAATCAGAACATAGGCTGGACGGCTCGGAAGGCGCTAAAACAAAGGAAAAGCGCTAAAATTAAGTATTTGCAGAAAATGCCTGATATACCCGTCTGGTGCATCTAGTAACTCGTTAAAAGCTAATAAAATAGCGAGCTCCGAGTTATAACCGAATTGAAAAAGGGAAATAAAAGGGAAATAAAAGAGGGGTTCTCACGCGCTGAGAGCCCCTTATTTTAATTTTATTGAGTTAGTGGCACAATTTACCGCCCAAACAAGAAAAATGCAAAAATCAAAGCCACACGAAGCGACAGCCATGTTATAAGACGGTGGCACGAGTCAAAATATCATTGTCTCGCTTCTTAAGTTCCTGAGTAAGATGCAGATATATTTCTTTAGTGATCGCGCTGTCGCTATGTCCCAGCATCCTGGTCACAGTTTCCAGGGGAACACCTGCAGCGATAAGAAGTGAGGCAGTAGTGTGTCGCAGTGCGTGCGGCGTGATCTTCCTTCCGAGACACTTGATGCTGTTTTCTCTCAGATACTTCCTGAATGCGTCATAGTGCATCAGATCACCCTCAGGTCCGGGATAAAACAGATCTGTTCGGATGCCTCGCTCGAACTTGTAGACTCTCATGAAGGATCTGATCCGATTCACACAGTCCTTGAGTTCTGGTCTCAGATAAACATCGCGAGTCGATGCGGAAGTCTTCGGAGTGTCTGAGATCATCTTGACGTTTGTCTCGAATGTTTTGTTTACGTGAATGTATTCCTGATCAATGTCGGAATCCTTGAGAGCGATGACCTCGCCGATGCGGAGCCCTGAAAGAGCCAGGAACTCGACTAATAAGTTGTAATAATCGTCATCGAGATAATCCAGGAGTGTCACCAGTTCCTCACGCTCGAGGTATTTTTCAGCAATTCGTTCCTTTTTCTGTGCATCCGGGAGACGCTGCAGCTTGTTGGCCAATGATGCGTCCTGGATATAATCGTTATTGTATGCCCAGGTGAGCATCGCCTTGAATCTCTTCAGATATTCGTTATATGTGACAGGCTTCGGAGCGTGGTCCTTCAAAACCTTCCTGATGTACGGAACCGTGAGAGTGGAGACCCTTCTGTCATTTCCTATCCATTCACAAACATGATCAATCGCGAACTTATTCCTCATAAATGTCGACGGCTTGATAACTGTCTGACGCTCCTCAAGATACAGATCAGCAAGAGCCTTGATTGTCAGATCAGAATGATCAGATTCGCCCATGATCTTGTCCAGGCGCTCCTGTAAGATCCTGAGAGCGAGTTTATAGTTCGAAGCTGATCGGCTCTCCATGATGATGCTCAGCTTTTTGTTCTTGCCTGTTATTTTATCGATGTACGGGAGCCGATAATTGCATCTGCCATCTGATAACCTTTGCTCGTATAATTCAACTCGATTACGTCCCATTATTGCCTCCTTAATCGAATAGTGATACTGAGGGGTTCGCCATATTTATTATCATTGTCCTCAGTCATAACAATACGATATTCTCCGCCGGTAATCTTTGCTGTCACTAAATAAGGTGCGGTCATATAGGATGCGACCTCTTGCGTCATTTCGCGTGGGACATATCCGACATGCACTCCGCTTATCATAACCATGATGGCATTAGGGTCAACG